GAAGAGTGCGAGGAAGACTACGGCTATGGCAACGAGCCCGGCGGCTTTGACGAGATGATTGCTGAGGTACGTTCGTGCGGTGCAGGCGGCATGGGAACGCCTGAGCGTCTACTTAAGATGCACAAGGGCGAGATTGAGCGACGTGGGCTGAGCACTCTGACTGGTATTGGCGGCGGCTTCTGGATGCGCCCGCAGTACACGGATGAACTGCTACAGATTCCAGCCGATCAGCAGTATATGTCTTCGATGATTCGCAACCTTCCTGCGACCGACCCACCGAATTCAGAGTTCACGTTCAACGCATTCGATCAGTCTGGAGCTAAGGGCATCTATGGCGGCGTTGCTGTCTATTCGTCCTCAGAGCTTGCAACCCTGTCCGAGACGGACTATCCAACCCTGATGACGGTCACATTCAAGCCTGAGAAGACGGGTGTATTCTGGCTTGTCTCAGAAGAGTCACAGGCGAATACGCCACAGATGGGCGCGATGATGCAGCCTCTTCTTAACGGCGCAATCCTTTCGCAGCGTGATGACAAGATTCAGACGGGTACTGGCGCAGGCGAGTTCAAGGGATTTGCTTCAAGCCCTGCGATGCTCTCCATTGCTCGTAGTGTAGCCGATCAGGTCAACTACATCGACCTTGTGAACATGATTGCAAGACAGATGACAAATGGTGGAGGCAAGTTCGTATGGCTGTGCCAGCGAGTTACCATGCTTCCTCAGCTCATGACCATCACTAATGGCGATGGGACTATCATGTGGGCGCAGAATGCCCGTGACGGTGTCCCTTCTCCTACCTTGATGGGTATTCCGATCTTCTTCAACGAGATCAGTCCGACGCTTGGAACGCAAGGCGACCTCCGTTTGGTCAACCTTGACTACTACATGCGAAAACCTGGAATGGGCGCAACGCTGAAGAGCGACATGGGCATCCTCGGATTCAAGAAGGGTGAAGAGACGTTGAAAATCACCTACTACGATGACGCAAAGCCGTGGATCACTTCACCGCTTACGTTGAGAGATGGCGTTAACACTGTCAGCCCGTTCATCGAACTGACAGACGCATAGAGAGAAGTCAATCCCTAACGGGAGAGGAGAACTAATATGCACATGATTAGAGAAGGTGTGAAAGTAGACGCGGGGATCAAGCCGCAAATGGGCGGAACGAGCATCAACGGTGAATACTTCCGAATGGACACGTTCGCTAAGGCGAAGTTTACGGCGATAGTTTACGGGCAGACCGCAGGCCAAGAATTAACACTCAAGGTCTATGAGGCCCTGAATGCGGCGGGGGGGACTCCGTTGCAGCTTGGGGACACGATCACGATGGCACAGGGCATCAAGGTGGCTCTGGCTATGGTGTCTCCGACATCCACTACTGAAGGCCGGACGCTTGTCCTCACGCCGTACTACTTCAATGGTGAGGGCACATTGACGGCGGGGACCGCGTTGACGTATACGGCTGCTGATGCGACAAGCATTCCGAATCGCCAGTTCATCAATACCAATGACGACGCTGCGGCGACTGCGCTGGCTGCGTGCATCAATGATGCAACTTATGGCGTTCCTGGTATGCTGGCAACCGTGTCGGGTGGCAATGACGTAACCCTTTCTTGCACCGAACCCGGCGGCGGCGATCGTCAGGTTACTTGTGAGAAGAACGGAACGGGAGCATTCACCATCACTGAGTCCAACGCAGAGTTGGTTGTGGTGGATCTTATCCAGATGGCGGACTTCGAGGTCTACGTCCAGGACTTAACTCGTGACAGCGATTACACGCATATCCAAGCGCGGCTTGCTGAGATTGAGACGAATGCTGCGACGTGCGTGGTGCTGGAACGTGCGATGGAAGGATACGGACCAGTCGGGCAGTGTGCGGCTTACACCGATACTTCGGCCGCGGCATAGGGGGAGACATGGTTGATAGACTAAGACGTCACAACATGCGTGATCCTGGGACTGCGTGCTCATACGCTCCAGGTGACGGCAAGCTCTCTGAGCTAATCGAATACACGGATGTCATTGGTGGCACGGGGACGGTAGTAGTTGGGACCATCCCCGCAGACGCGACGTTCCTCGGATGCAGCGTGTGGGTTGTGACAGCCTTTAACGCCGGTGCAGATGACGCGCTGATCGTTGGTACTCCTACTGTCACAAACTACTTCATAGCGGACGGGCATCCGACGAACGCAGACAGCGAAACGACTGAAACCACAATCATTGACTATACGCCGACTTCTGATGTTGTTATATCGGCAACCTACACACATACGGGCGCTGTGCCTACCACGGGCAAAGCTCGCGTCACTGTGTATTACGAGAGACCACTCTAGGAGGGTGACATGAAGAAACTACTTGTACTAAGTCTCGTCCTCCTCATGGGAGTTACTGGATTTGCAAAGACGAACTACTTCGATGACATCTGGGTTGGTGGCGATGTAACGGTTGAGGGAACGGTGACGTTTACTGACTTGGACGTTGTTGGGAACTTCACAGCAGACGGGGCCGTTCACTCGATTGATGGTAGCACGTCTATCGCCCTCATCACGGCGGCGTTGAATATCACTGGCGATAGCTTTACCACAGGTGACACGACCCAGACTGGATCGTTTACCGCTACTGGTACGATAACCGCCGATACCTTCACTGATGGAACTGTTTCTCTTTCATCTGGTACGTTCTCAGGTATTTCCGATCTTGGATCAGTAACTACCTGCGACATCAACGGTGGAACGATAACCGGGATCACAGATCTTGCTGTAGCAGATGGTGGAACGGGTTCATCGAATGCTAGTGATGCACGTACTGCGCTTGGGCTTGCGATTGGAACGAACGTCCAGGCATGGGATGCACAGCTAGACGACATTGCGGCTCTAGTCCAGTCGGACAGCTATATCATTGTCGGAGACGATACGAACTGGGTTCAGGAGACAGGGGCAACAGCTCGCACATCATTGGGCGTTGCAATTGGAACTGATGTCCAGGCATACGACGCTGATCTAGCGGCACTCGCTGGATTGACATCTGCGGCTAATACGATCCCATATTTCACTGGAGCGGCTACGGCTGGCACTGTTACGTCTTCCGCAAACATGATCTCGTGGCTGGCTTCTGCTGACTACGCAACCGCTAGGACTAACCTTGGTGTTGAGATTGGCGCAGATGTTCAGGCGTGGGATGCTCAATTAGACGACATTGCCGCACTTGTTCAGTCTGATAGCTACATCATCGTTGGGGATGACACGAACTGGATAGCAGAGACGGGCGCAACTGCTCGTACCTCTCTTGGCTTGGCTATTGCCACCGACGTAGAAGCGCATACTGCGGCCTTGACTGAGATCTCGACAGCACAGGAGACAGCGACTAATGAGGGAGTTGTGTTCGTAAGTGTATACAACATCGTCTACACGCAGACAGCGAGCATAACGATATTCACTCTGCCTGCGAATGCAGACATCATCGACGTTGTTGTGATCGTCCAGACAGATTTCGACGGAAGTGGGTCCGATCTGCTAAATGTTGGCACAGCCGGAACCTCTGATTTATACGTTGATGATCTTGATATTTCTTCGGCTGTTGTTAAGCGAATGGGTGACGCGACGATGCCGTATGCTGGCGTTGGAGACGTTGGTGGAACTGCGGTTGCTATTAAGGCTATATACGCAGATGCGAACGGTGATGCTTCTACTGGCGCTGCGACGATCTACGTATATTGGACGATGGGAACGGCTGGCTCTCTGTAGATATAGGATGGCTGCCCTCGTTTCGGCGGGGGTGGCCAGCCTTTGAGGTGGCATAATGAGTCTCTTCAACTTTCATCATCATGCAGCCATAGCGACCGGCGACGAGCATAAGCAGTATCCACTGTTAGCAGGTCGTAGTGGCGGGCAGAAGCTCATTGGCGGCATAGAGGCCAGTGACGAGGTTAGGTTGCAAGGAATCGTGTCTGACAACGATTACACAGCCATTGAGCCTGATGGCACTGTTAGGTTTGCTGGCGCTGCCGTCGTGTGGGACGATCTCCGTGTGCCTGTTACGTCTACGAAGAAAGGCGGGTCTAAAGATCCAGACTTCACCGTGGCTTACGATGATTCAGGCGGAACAAGCCAAGGCGTATTCACGTACTTCTTTGACAAGACGGCAGAGCAGGAGTTGTACTTCAGTGCTCAGCTTCCGCATGGCTACAAAGAAGGAACGGACATCATTGCTCACGTTCACTGGTTCCCTGTTGCTAATGGAGCTTCTGGGGCGACGGTATCGTGGGGATTTGAATACCTCTGGACGAACATCGGAGGTACTAGCGGTAACACGGTAATCATCTATGCAAACGACACGATTCAAGAGGACGCGGTGTTAGCAGCCAACAAGCATTATCAGACTAACTTTGCCGCGCTGTCAGGAACAGGCAAGACGATATCGAGCATGTTGATGTGTCGTATCTTCCGTGATGCGGGTGGAACTGGGCTAACTGATGATTATGACAACGATGCCGGTCTATTGGAAATTGACTTTCACTACGAAAAGGACACGGCGGGAAGCCGCACGGTGCTAACGAAATAAGGTGGTGAGGAATGAAGATCACATTGACTGAAGCAAAGACGATTAAGGCCAAAGACTACGATGTTGGTGATGAAGTAGTCGTCAACAAGAAAGAAGGTGAGCGTCTGATTTCTGAAGGCGTTGCTAATCGCGTGATTGAAGAGACAGAGAACCGCGTGGTTGAGATACCTGAGAACCGCACGCGAGGACTACCGAGCGCTCGGCTCTTCTCAGGTCATAAAGTGTTCGGGAGGTAGAGATGGCTAAATGTCCAGGTGGGAAGATCAACTCAGGCGGTAAGGGAAAGGGACTTGGCACTGGCAAAGGCAGAGGGCCGATTGGCGTACCGAAGAGGTAAGGAGGGAATATGTGTTGCGGGTACCTTGAGAGCATATCGTCTGTAGCTGTACGAAAACGGATAGACGCTGAAAGATCACGTAGATTCATAAACCGAAAGAGGTCTAGGAGATAGCGATGGCAAACGGTCCAGTGTATACGAATCTGGCTTGGGCAACGTACACGACGCTTGTGCGAGCCTATTGCGGCGTTGACGGTAGCGATCACGACGCCTTGCTTGAGGTGCTGTTCAACGCGTCCAAGCGCAAGGCGGACGAATACCTCAACAACCCCTTCGCTGAGATCGTGCCCACTGTCGTATTCGACGGCGTAGTCGCAGACGACTACATCATCGTCAACGGCAAGACGTACACGTGTAAGGCGACGGCTGATGAGGACGAACTTGAGTTCGCACTTGGAGCTGACGATTCAGAAACCGCTGACAACTTCGTTGCCTATGTCAACTCTACGTCTCTGGGAGGCTCTTATGGGGCCACTGGAGCCGAGGGAGTGACAGCGGCCAACACTAGCGGCTCGGTTACGCTTAAAGCCGACTACGGCTACGAGGACGGCATCGTGGTAACTAGCTCGGATGAAGACACGCTACTCGTTCGTGACGTGCTAACATCGACGGATATACCGGAAGACGTAAACCAGTGGATCTATCAGCGCATTCGTCGGCACTTCCGGAACCGTTCTGCGTTGATGTCGGAATCTCAATCGGGCGTTGGACAAAACATGTACGTGTCGATGAAGTCTGAGGAGTCTGGAATGGCTGACACGTTTGACACTATTAGCCATCTGAGGTTGTGTCCAGGATTATGAACGCAAACCAGAGGATAAGGATTGATACAGGCACACGGACAACCACGGCGACCTCACCGATGGGTGCGTGGGTTACTGCTTCATCCGATACGCGATGGTGTGAGGTTGCGTCGATCAGTCCGGCGATGGCTGTCCAAAGATATGACATCGAGCTTGATGCAGTCGTGCGCAAGGAGCTGAGGTTCTACGACCGGCCTTCGATCACGCTAGGCGGATCACGATTCGTCTGGTACACGAATGGCAGCGATGACTATCTGAAGATCTACTGGCCGAAGTCTTCACCTCTCAACGCAGACGGTGAAGGGACGATAACGACGGTACTCGTTGAAGAGGACAAAGCGAAAGAGAAGGCGGCGGCTGATGAGTGAGGTATTTGTGTCCTATCTTCCAGCAGCGGTGATGGCAATATCTGCTGGCAGTGCAGGCGGCGTTCAAAAGGCTTCATATCACGTGCGTAATGCTACCGTTATCGCGCTGCGTAATATCCCGAAGCGCACTGGGCACGTATACAAGATTCCTGGCACGAGTCGTTATTACACAGCATCAGCGCCAGGCGAATATCCTGCTCTTAGGCTTGGAGGCTTGAGAGGCAGTTTCAGAGTAAAGATGATCGGGCCTTCTTCCTATGTGATGGGAACGAATGTTAAATACGCTGAACCACTAGAGAAAATAAGGCCATTCATGAAAGACATATTCAATAAAGAATCTGACGAGATGAAGTTAATCATTCGTGGTGCTGGTGATCCTTTATCTGGGCGGTGGTTCTAGTGGCAGTCGAGACAGGGCAAGCGATCATCACCTATCTATGGACGAGGCTCACGTCTGACGCAACACTCAAAAGCGTGCTAGGCGATCCCGTGTCTGTTTACAGAGTGATGGGACCGGCTGACCCTGAGTTCCCTTACTTCTGGCATAGGATCTCGATGAACGGGAATCTGCTTCATGGCATACATACATACTACCTAGACCTGTGGTATTACGGCGTCGATTCGTCTGTGCCTGATTCGGCAATTGATCGGGTGAAGATTCTGCTACACGAACTTGGGACAGACACGGGCTCTGACGAGGCGAACATATTGTTGGAATGGTTTTCAGGTGGCTACATTGAAACTGATGCAGCTAATGTGTGGCACTACGCGACGCAGTGGAACCTGTGGATCGGGGCGGCAAGAGACATAACAAATACAGTGGGGTGATTTAGATGGGAACGATTCGAACGGGCATCACAGCGGCAGCGGTCAACAAGTATCTGAGGGGTGGAGGAACGCTATACAAGGATTTCACTGACGTTGACAATCCTGGGACTGCGCTCGGAGAGACGAAGGGCGGGTCAAGTTTCAGCTACGGCCTTACCTTCCATGACGTAGAACCAGATGGAGCGATGGGCTTGATCGTTGGGCATCGGATGATTGACAAGATCGTACCGACGCTTGCGGTAAGCCTGTTGGAGCATTCGGTCAATCATTACCTGTGGACTCTGCCGGGTGGGGATAGCTCAAACAGCACACCTGCATCCGTGAATGGTGAATACATTGGAACTGGGTTAGAACTTGATGATGGTGTGGTTCTCGGTGGATCAGCACTTGTCGAGGAAAGCACGCTTGAGATTTGGGAGACAGTCACCGGGGGCGGGGTGGCAACGGAAAGCACGCTTGATACCGACTATACCGTGATCGACAAGATTGAGTTTGCATCGTGTACAGTGGATGAAACGATAAAGATCACTGGCAGCGATGGTGTTGTTTACACGTATACAGCGAAGGCTGCTGAGGATCTGACTGCGCGTGAATTCGATTACGACTCAAGCGACGATGATACTGCGATTTCATTCGCTGCGTGCATCAACTCGGCTACCTATGGCGTACCTGGCGTCGCCGGAACAGTTGGAACTGGCACGTCGTCCGATATGGTATTCCTTACCCGCGCAGTATCAGGGACACCAAATACAATAGCTGTAACGGCTGCTTTGGAGACGATAGTCACCTATCAAGAGATCTTGAGAACTGCGGGCGGTGTTATCGCTGATACCGATAACGTCACTGCGTTTTATACCTATGACACAGGGGCGACCGATACGTACACGATCATCACTCCTGGTCAGATTGCAGCGGCGGATCACTTCACGAACATCGCGCTTATGTGCGAAGTGTCTGACGCAAGCCAGACGTATCCGGTTGTGTTCATAATCAAGAATCCGTTGAGCGAGCCAGACACGATTGAGATCCCTGGTGAACGCATCAACGAAACGCTACTCAAGACGACGTGGACGGGGTTCTTCGATCCGGCTGATGGGCTTGATCTTGATGAAGCCCCGGTTGAACTATGGGTTCCTTACGGAATATAGGGGGATTGAATGACCGAGAAAGGTAAGACAACTGGCGCGGGGGCTCTTATGCTAGAGCCCCCCGTGCTGGACATTGAGGGTAAGAAATACCCTCTTCGGAAACTCGGATTGGTTGACATCGAACGAATACTCGTGATCGTGAAGAAGGTATCGAAGTCAGTCGATGCTCTGAAGATGACTAGCCTTGATGAGCTAACCGCTCAGAAGGGCGTCCAGTTCTTCATTGACTTCATGCCCTATGCGATGGATGAGATTGTCGATTTCATGGGGAGTGTTATCGGGTTGAAGACGGGAATCCCGTTTGATGTTGCTGAAGATAAGCGCAAGAAGTCTAAGGCAGATCATCCGCAAGATCCCAACGAAGGGACGATGCGTGATCCGAACGTTTTCCCGTTAGGGTCAGAGGTCAAGCTGCTTCTGATGCTTAGTGAGCACCCGGACGTGGTGAACCTTTTTACCGTGGGGCAGGCTCTCAAGGAGATTCCTCTCGTAAAGACGTTCATAGACAAGAAAACAGCGAAGAAAGAGGCGGCGCTTTTGAGAAAGCAATCGACCGAATCCAAGCTAGATACGGGTGGTCAGACGAATACACCACCGGACGAAGATTAGCCGAGGGTGGTGACGGCCTCTCATATTCGCGGCTACTACAGCTTGTCAGAGTGACGGGTGAGTCAAAGCGGGATGAACGCAGATGGGATGCACTCTGGAGCTACAGGGCACAGCCTCCGACGGTTGGAGAAGGTAAAGACAGGCAGGTGATACCGTTTGAGAACTGGGCAGCACAACTCGGACTCGGAATAGAAGTTGAAGAGAAGGGCTTGACGCTTACTGAGGAAGATATCAAGAAAGCGTTCGCCAAGGGATTTAGGAAGATTCCGGTAATCGCACCGGGGATGAAGTTCAAGGAGAAGTAAGTGGAAGTATTTAGGCTCTTCGGCACGATCAGCATAAACAAGGCTAAGGCTATTGCTGACCTGGGGGCGGTGAACGCTGCCGGTGCGAAGACAAGCACCAAGCTCAGCAAAGCGCTTACCAAGATCGGGAAGGTTGGCAAGGCTATCTTTGCTGGGCTTGCTATTGCTGCCGGTGTTGTCTTCGTCAGTGCTATCAAGAAAGCCGCTGAGTTTGAGCTTGGAATGGCTAAGGTCAAGGCTATCACCGGTGCGAATGCCGATGAGTTTGCTGCACTGACTGAGAAGGCAAAAGAGCTAGGGCTTGAAACCGCTCAGACAATGACAGACATCGCCGCTGGGATGGAAGCTCTCGGGCGTGCTGGCTTTGATGCTGATGAGATCATATCAGCTATGGGCGGTGTGGTAGCTCTCGCTGAATCACAGACGATGGAGCTCGCTAAAGCCGCCGAGATCACCGCCAACATGATTCGTCAGATGGGGCTAGAAGCGTCGGACGCTGACAGAGTGGTAAACCTATTAGCCGCTGCTGCGTCGAGTTCAAATACAACCGTTGAGAGCTTGGGCGAGTCGATGAAGTTCTTCGGCCCGATTGCTCATGCGATGGGAATGAGCCTTGAAGCAGCCGTCGCATCCGTGGCCAAGTTGGGAGATGCTGGACTGAAGGGCGGGATTGCCACTAGAGCATTACAAACAGCGTTGCAAGGACTAGCTAAGCCGACGGACGAAGCGGCTGACTTGATGAAGAAGCTCGGCATTGACATGTTCGATGCGAATGGCGAGTTCGTCGGGATGGAAGGCGCAATAGGTCAGATAGAGGTTGCCTTCGCTGACTTAACCCAGGAACAACAACTGGCGTCTATGGCGACGATCTTCGGAACCGGGGCTGTTAAGCAGTTTGCTAACTTGCTTGGTGTCGGCTCTGAAGAGTTGGAAAGGTATACGGAAGAGATCACCGGAACAACGGTAGCCTTCGATCAGCAAGCGGCGATGCTTGATACGCTCAAAGGACAATGGCAGATCCTTAAGGGTTCTATGGAGTTGTTGCTTGTCACAATTGGCACTGATATGTTGCCAATCCTGCAAGACTTATTACAAGAACGAATTATTCCGTTGGTTAATGGGATCACTAACTGGATCAAAGAGATGGGTGGCATAACAGGTGTTTGGTCCGCGTTTATGGGAATTCTTGAAGAAAATAAGGTATTACTTGGAGTTATCGGAACTGGGATAGCTGCAATTGTAATAGCATTGAATCCCATACCAGTTGCCATCGCAGCAGTCACGGCAGCGATTGCTCTCTTGATTGCAAAATGGGATGTTGTTAAGCAATTCCTAAGCGATGTTGTGACTGGATTCTTTGAATGGGGGCGAAGCGTAGACTCAAGCATTATCAATGGGTTGAGCAGCGCGTGGAATACTGTAGTCGATTGGTTCAAAGGCGCATGGGATGGGCTTATAAACGCACTTACCTCATGGATGCCACCATTCTTGAAGACATGGCTTGGTATTGGTGAAGACTCAGGGAAGGCATACGCTGATGGGTTAGAAAGCCAGAAGAGCAAGGCTGTTGATGCAGCTGAGAACGTAGCAGGCGCAGCCATCGAAGCAATCGCCATGACGGTGGACGAAGCTAAGACGGCTGGCGAGGATATGGTGTCTGCCTTCGCTGGCGCGTTGACAGATACGACCGATGATGCAGAAGACGCCGCGCTTGGAGTAAGCGAAGCTGTCACCGACGCACTGGAAACGAGCATTGACATCGCAGGCAGCTTAGGAGAAAACGCTGGCGAATCATTCAATGATGGTCTGTTCTCATTTGAGTCAGATGTGTTCGATACAGGGATTACGCTAGGAGCTGCTGCCGAGGACGGGATACGAGATAGGCTTGGCATGCAATCTCCGTCTGCGGTCATGTTCGACGCTGGCGTGGACGCTGGGACAGGGTTCAAAGAAGGGATGGAAGATACCGTCCCGGAGATTGTAGAGGTTGTTGAAGATCTCGGTGATGAGATAGAGGAAGTATCGCTCACATTCTTCGAGCGTATCTTTGACCTTACGCGAGAAGCATGGGAAGAGATGGGAGAGGAAACCTTCGACGCTACTCAGGATATTGCTGACACAATCAGCGAGTCATGGGAAGACGCGAAGGATGCGACTAAAAATGCTTTGGGAGACATGCTAAACGCAGTAGTCGATCACTACCAAGATGAAGAAGACGAAACGAAGGATCACACAGAATCTGTATGGGACATCCTGAAAGACGGTGTACGAAACTTCCTCGTGTCGCTACGGGAAACTCTATTCTTGAAAGCGGCCTCTCATCTAGTTGACGCATTCGCGCTGGCATTCATCCCAGGAATGCAGGCTGTGGCAGGCGGGCATCTAGTAGCAGCCGGAATTTATGCCGCTGGCGGCGCGGGTTTAGCCATCGCAGGTTTTGAAGAAGGCGCTGTATTTGATCAGCCCACACTACTACCCCCACACATGGTAGCTGAGGGCGGCGTCTCTGAAGCATACCTACCACTAAGCCCGCGCATCTTCGGCAACATCGGTCAAGGAATCGTTGACGCTCTGAGCGTGCCTACAGCTACTCCTGCACTCGCAGGTGCAGGCGGGTTCGGCGACTCGATTCAGGTGGATATGCGGGGCTTGTACGACGGCGCAACGATCAACGTCCGTGACGATCAAGACATCACACGGCTAGCCGAAGAGACTCATTCGCTATGGCGTTCACGTATGCGCGGTATCGGGAGGAACGTATGAGCGACATTTCAAGGTTCTCTCTAGGTGGCACGGCGAACACGACGCTGGGCGTTGAGTTGTTGCCTGACTTCCAAGAGCCGGTATTGCCTGCGTCGCGTGATCGGTACGTGGAGATACCAGGCAGACACGGACGCAAGCTGTTTGGCTCCGATCTCGGGCCGCGTGAGATAGTGCTTGATCTCGTGATGATCGACTCAACGACGCCTGAGACGCTGCAAAGCCTGACAAGGACGTTCTCTGAGGTGTTGTTGGATCAAGACGGACATCCTGAAGACGTGGCACTCGTATTCACCAAGGAACCGAACAAGACGTATACGGTGCGCTACTCGGGAAACATGCCGCTGCAACGGTTGATTGGTGGCAGCCTTGGGTACTTCTCACTGCCTCTCATTGCCGCTGATCCATTTGCATACGGTGCAGAGGACACGGACACGGAAAACATTACAGCGGCCTATCAGACAATGGCGGTCGAAAACGCAGGGGACTACAGAACGCCTCCTACGATAACGGCCACGATGAAAGCAGGCTCGGGCGACGTGACAGGATTCACGTTGATCACGAGACAGATTAAGTAGGGGTGATTTAGATGGCAGGCAGCGGATTTTCAACGGCGGTACGAAACGAGATTCTAACGGCACGATTCAAAACACCGGCCAACGTGTACGGATGTTGCTGCGACGGCGATCCTACCGACACCGGCGATTTGGCAAACCAGGAAATTGCAGCGGCTAGTGCCTATGCGCGGACTGTGTGTGCGTTTGCAAGCGACGCGACTGGGGGGGCTATCTCCAATACAACGGCATTGGAATTCCCGGCGGCTAGTGGTGGCGACTGGGGGACTATTGCTTGGTTGGCAATCGCTACGGCAGACGTAGAAGCGGCTGACGATATGATTGCATCAGGCCCATTGTCTTCGTCAAAGGTGATTGACGATGGTGACCAACTGGTATTCGCAATCGGCAACATCGACATCGCTATAGCGGTTCAGGCGTAGCCATGACGGTTAAGTATGCTGAATGCCATATCACCATTACGCCTACTCTTGATGCGCAACCTACACGGAAGCGCATGGCTGAGGTCCGCATGAACATCCTCTCGGGGATGTCTGCTGGGCCTCGGCCGATCAAGCTGACAATCACTGGAGACCATTTTAAGAGAGTGATGGAGTTGATGACGCTATTCCAACAGCCAGACGAAGAGATTGTCAAGACGGTTAGAGATTCAATCCTTGCGTCCGAGGTTGAGGGCATGACCGACGAAGAGGCGTGCGAGTGGGTACGCGGGAATATCATCGAAGAGCTGAAGGAATTGTCGGGGGAATAGCTATGAAGACATTTGAGGTAACTATCAAGAAGAATCGCACAGCAACTGAGTGCGGATTTGAGTGGCCGTCTTGGTGGGGTGATGTTGTTCAAAAGGTGAACGTCGTCGCCTATGAGGACTCAGAGACTCTTGGCAAGAGTGATGAGGGTTGTGTGTGTGTGACAGACGACGCGACATGGAAAGAAATCGCTAAGAAGAAAGATCCTTCCATAACCGCGCTTACAGTTGCGGCTGCTAACACAAAAGGCCGTGCGTGGCGTCCGCAGGTAACACGGATAACTGATGAGAAGAAAGTCTTGCTGATTACGGCAAAGGCGGCCTTGGGAACAAAGCTTTCTGATGATGAGAAGAAGGCACTTGACCCAGACGATGCTGAGACAGGCATTGGCAAGAGCAAGCTATTCGACGTAGGCAAGATTGCACTTAATGCGGAGGATTCGATTGAAGCCAGTATATAAGCCGTCGATCTTTATAGCGATGCCGAATATGGGCACACTTGCCACGGGGCACACTCAGAACCTATTGGAGTGGTTCCTGTCTGGCAAGTACCGCTCGACATGGTTCCCGTTGGTTGGCAAGGCTCCACATGATCGGGCAAGGAATGAATGTCATCGAGCGTTCATCGAAAGCGGATGTGACTATCTGTTCTTTCTTGACGCTGACACTGTGCCCCCTGTTGATGTGATTGACAGATTGATTGACGCAGACAAAGACATGATTTCGGCAACCGTTCAGACGATGAAGGAACACAAAGGGAATCCTCAGTTGGTCCCAGTTGCCTTGCGATGGAATGAGGAAGACCCTGAAGACATTGGCTATAAGGCGTACTGGGGAAATGGTGTCGAAGAGGTAGACGTGGCAACGCTTGCTTGCACGCTGATTAAGAAGAAGGTTATGCAGGCTGTTGGGCCACGCGCATTCCAGTTCGTATACAACGACGAATACGGTACGGATGGTATGAGTGAGGACTTCTATTTCAACGAGAGAGTGAAGGAAGCTGGCTTCAATGCCTGGAATCATTACGGAATTCTGTGTAGTCATCACAAGACGTTCGACACGAAGACGGTCAATGCCCTCATGGTAAATGCAGGGGGTGAATAATGGCTGGCTATCTTTGGTCGGCTACCCAATCCGACCCCCGTACTATCTGGAAGCATACAGGTGGAACATCTACGATAACAACCAGCTTCGCAAGCCCTGGTAATTATCCATACGGACTTGCGTGGGATGGAACCAATCTCTGGTCGTGCGATTATGTCGCAGACAAAATCTACCAACATTCAGGCGGAACATCTGCGATAACAACTAGCTTTGCGACCACTAATTTCAATGCCGTCGATGGTCTTACGTGGGACGGAACCAATCTGTGGGAAACCAGCTCAATCCCTCAGAAGATCTACCAGCACTCAGGTGGAACATCTACGATAACGACCAGCTTCTCAAGCCCTGGTACTTCTCCACGCGGACTTGCGTGGGATGGAACCAATCTGTGGTCGTGCGATGATAGCGCAGACAAGATCTACCAACACTCAGGCGGAACATCTGCGATAACGACCAGCTTCTCAAGCCCTGGTGCTCTTCCATACGGACTTGCGTGGGATGGAACCAAACTC